TTAATTAGTTACACCATAAAAGAAAAAGGCTAGAACAGTCATAAGCTAATCTAGCCATCGACTATAAAAAAAAATGCAGTCAATCACTCTGCATTCGGAGTAAAGCTTAATAAGTTCTAATTAAATATAAATCTTCTTCTTCATTAAAAGCTTCAATACTATCATCCTCTTCGCTTTTGATATTCCATAACTCAAAGTCTTCTTTACTAATAGTTGTTAGATTATTTATATAATCATTATCAACTATGCTTATAATATCTAATTCGCAACCCTCAAAGCATCCAGAGTTAACCAACTTTTCGTAGTAATCTTTAAATAAATCTTGAATACGATTATCATCTGTCCAAAATTCAACCCTATTTAATAATATTTCTACCAATAAGCCTTCATCAATTTTAACTGTAATCATAGTATTATACTTCCTAATTTATTACTTCTTATGTTATCCTATTACCTTGCGTAACGCTATTGAGGCTGCTATATCTGCCCCGACTGCATAGCAGGTATCATAATCTCTTGCTATTACATCTGCCACAGAGATATTATCCACTTTTGACCTTGCTATAATCTGATCCCAATTATACCAAACTTTATGGTATATTTTCCAATATTTTTCCTCATTTATTTCTGCTATTTCTTTATGCGTTCTACTATACCATCCTTCACATCTAATAGTCTTTTCATTCATACTATAATCCTTTCATATTTTATACACGTTTTATTAAGTTAATTATGTATATATTTAACTAAAGTGATCTATTATACCACCTATTATTATCGACCCCCAAAATAATATATTAAAAACTAAATCTGGTAATTGAGCCAGCCAATCTAAAAAAGTGCAAATACCTAAACATATTATAACAAGAAAAAATAGTTCTTTCATAATTTATTATCCTTTCATTTATTATTTACTTTATTAAAATACCACACGTTTTTTGTAGTAAGTTAATTATATAATAATTATATGATATTTAAATAAAATAAACACTCCAGACCATTCCCCATCTTGTATCCAAGTATTGCACTACTGCACGTCATTAAGTGAGATTGTGGCTTACGTGTAGATTTCTTTTATTTTGTTTCGGAGCTTAACTACATTCTCATTATGCCGAAAGTTCTTATTTAATTATTTTAATTAATTTGTTAAGTTATTTATTTCATAAATCACTTAATGATTTTCATTCTGTTTTTTATTTCTGGTTTCTGTCCAGTCCACTAAGTTATTTATTATTTATTGATTAACTTAACCTTATATTCTTATTATAACATATGTTAACTTGTTTATTAAGTGTTTAGTTACATATTGTTACAATCAAAATATTATATTATCAATGTCCTTATGTAAGTTATTTATTTAACTTACATTATTATAATACATCATTATAAAATAAAATACATTATCCATTAGAACTATTTATCTAATACTTTAGAATTATTTTTATATAGTTCTTTAGTATTAGTTATTCTTCATAATTTATAATATATTATACTAAATATAATTTATATTATATACAGGTTAATAACTAATTAACCAACTTCAACCCTTATTATTATAACCAGGGGGGTGATACGTCGATAAGCCCCCTTCCCTTTCGCCCGAAAAAAGTGGGATTATACCCTCATACACGAGAGGTGTATCTAGCAAATTAAGTTGAAAGGTTAATTATACGAATAACATATAATCCGCTAGGATGACCTTATAATCCAATAGAATTAGTATATATAATTCTAAAGAACAGCTATTCCTCATACTTTAGAATGATATAATTTATCAATCAAAGGATTGAGCGAGCGGAACACATTCTTTCTTCTAGTTCTTATTTCTCTTTATTTATGCTTTATTTACTTTCTTAAAAAAAACGTGTAAAACTCTTTTCAGTTATTATATTACTTTATTTATTATATCTTATATATTAACTACAAAAAACGTGTAAAACTCTTAAAAGAAAATAAATCATATATCTAAGATATTGTATATACTTAATAACGAATAAGCTTAAGTTATCTTATTAGATATAGCTTATGAGTACGAACTTTTATACTTTAATCATATAATTTATCAATAAAAGTGAGTAAATGTTTGATATACTTTATTATTATTATATATTATTATTAAGGTAACATTTTTTCCACTTACCAGTAACATTTTTTCCATTTACCAGTAACAAAATGTTCTCCACCTAAAAACAACGTTTTGGAATAATCTCTTTTTTTATCCAGCTATCTAAGTCCATAGCTTCCTTTTTCTTTTGAAATATTCTAAACGTTCTGCATCCTCCAATAATTAGTTGTTTAACCTCTTCGTCAGTTCTTCTTCCTTCTTCAGTATATAGAGCTATTAAAATCCACTTCTTTTTAGTTCCATAAGGTACAAGTATCTTTTTGACAATTCCAAGCTCGCATAATTTCTTTACAGTAAGCTTGACAGTCTTTCCTGTACAGTAAACACAATCTGCAATATAATCGCTAGTCCAAGTAAGATAACCATACTGAAGAATTAAATTGTAAATCATTGACTCCGTTAAGTTTGTACCAAAGGTATCGTGTATCCAATACTTCAATATTGGTAAATATAAATCTTTTCTACATTTATTTATTTCGTAATCCATCTTTATCTATCCTTCTATATTATCTTCAACAAACCGTGTATAAAACCAAGTGTTAGGTATAAGACTTATAAACATATCCCTCAACCAAACTTGCAGCAAAATCTCTTCTCTCTTTCGAAGTTCATTTACTGCTAGTTGAATATAGTCACCGTTAGGAAGACAAAGCATATCTGCTAATTCTTCAAAGGAAGAAAACTGTATCCAGCCTATTTCCTTGCAGATAGTTTGTATTTCCTTCCTAACATTATTTAATTGCGTTTTAGTCAATTTCTGTCTAGGAATGTATTTATTCTTCTTTTTTGCTTCGCTTTTCATTTAGTTGTACCTTTACAACTTCTAAATTTATATCGTCTGCAACATCAAGAAATTCTTTATGAGAGACTTCTAATACGCCTCTATACACCCCGTATTTCTTTTCTAAGATAGAATATACCAACGAACTCATTAAATCGCTTAAATAACCTAATCCTTCATAGTTAAATTTAAGGCATCTTTCAGCTTGAGATTTTGAAGTAAAGAGTTGAGTGTCCTTGTTTAACTCGTCGAACCGACCATTTCTTGTTACGAAATACTCCGTTGCTAAGTCTTTTAGTGCGTATAAAATCATTTATTCATTCCTTCCTGTAATAAATCCTTTTTAAGAGGGGTTAGTAAAATCTAGGATAAATCTATAAGAGGTATATATAAACCCTTCAAATTTAAGATTTCTTTCTTATAGATTTTAGGTTTTCTGCATTCTTCTTCTCTGCTTCTAGCTGTTTTTCAGACTTCGCATCCGAAGGTTTTTGTTTGTCAAAATCTATTCCAAGCTTTTTCGCACATTCTCTACAGTACTTCCAAAAGGGAGGAATAGTTTTAGCGTTTGTTTTATCTATATCAAGCCAACCATTTCTACATTCTTTATTTCTACAAAAATGGAATACATATCTAGTCATCTTCTTCCTCCGCTTCTGCTACTTCTTCGTCATAAATCTGAAATCCAACTCCTCCCGCTTTTTCTTCGGTTGCTTCAGCTTCCTCTGAATGTTCTTCGACAAATTGAGCTATAGTTTGATATTCTTCAGATGTCATAACTACATAATTTTTCTTTAGATAAAGACACCCAAAGATAACCAGAATAATAGTGTTTATTGTACAAAGTAAAGTTGTTATGCTAATCATTTTTCGATGCCTCCTTAATATACCAGAATAAAGCCCGATTGTGGGCGGTTGAGTTCATACTATGAACGAAAAAGATAACGGTTCATTTAAAGCTGGAAGAGCCGATAACAACTAGTTTTTATTAAATCCGAGTTTAGGTCGGATTATTTTTCAATTGGTTTCGATAACACTGCGTACATTTTACCAGTTTTTGATTTTTTGATTTCAATGTTAATAAAGCCAGCTTCGTTCGGTTCATTTTCTAGAAATTGTTCTACATTAACTCCTAGTTTAATAATATCACCAAACTTTGTTTCTTGTACTTTTACGCTAACTCCTTTAGCGAATTCAGATGTTTGTTCTTGTTTTTTCATATTTTTCTCCTTGTATTATTTGTATTTGAGTTCTGTTCAAATGAAAAGTTTTCATCTACGAAAAAGAATTTTTATTTTTGACTTGTCCCTTCTACCCTACGTAATCTTCTATCAAGTGTTCTTTTGTTAAGCCACATCAGAGCTTCCTTAAGCTTTGTAATTGCGATAGAGTTTTCTTTGCATCTGAAATCTCCTTGATTTAAACATTCAAGCCTATCAATTACTATAGCAATTAAATCTTCATTATGACAGCCATTTACACCATTTTCTTTAATAGGTCCTTTTTGAAAAGACACTTTAGCATAAATTTCATCTTCTGAAATAACTGCACCTCCTGAAGGTACGTTTCGTACTTCGTATTTATGATTTGCGTTAAATTTTGGTTCGTCTGTAGCATATACTTCTGTGTAGTTGTTTGTTCCAATATTTACTTTTCTCATCTAATCCTCCTTATCTTATAATTCTATTCAGCAGGTTCAGAGCCCACAGCATAAATAAATCTTAAAATAGAAGCGGTAGCAGCCCCAGCCCAAGCGGCAACAACATTATCTCCTGCCTTAGCTGGTACAGAAGCATATAACCCAGTACCAACATTAGGTGAACCAACACCATAACAGCGGACAGTGAATTTACCGTCTGTACCAGAGGTAGTATTTAATCTATTGATAAGAGTTACGTGCCCTACATCACTTGAAGTAGGAAGGCTTCCAGTCAATATGAAATACCCATCAGCAGGAGCGGTATAAGTCGTACCAGATGCACCTAAAGTCAAATCTATATATTTGTCACTAGGCATAGCCATATGAGCCATATATGTATTGTTAGCTGGCGATTTATTAACTACTTCATATTGAGTTTTATTATCTCCAGATTTAAATTCTGAAGCAATAACAGTAACAGGTTTCATAATATTTCCAGAGGCTTCTAAAGCTCTAGCATTGATTTTCATTCCATCTGTAGCTGTATATGTAATTTCTGGTCTAACTGGCGTACCAGCATAAGAACCTAATCTAAGAGCGGGAGCACCTACAGCAGTAGAGCCTATAACAGTACCTGCTGTAACTGAAATCCCGACGTTTATAGCATTTGATAAACTAAGCTCTCCAGTGTTACTTACAAAGAAATTACGGTCAACGGATTTAACCAAACTATCTCCGCCACCTTGGTAGGCTAAATCATTATAAGCCGTTACACCATCCCCAATTTTCAACTTACCTGTATCAGTTTCAAAACAAGGTTCACCTGCTGAAGGGGTTGGATTATTAGCTGACCAGTTAGCTGCTGTATCTCTTCTTAATTGTATTTTTGTCATACTACTTAATCTCCTCCCCATTTGCTACTTTGAATAAGTTGTCTAATTGTTCTGAAGTAACTCCAAACTGTCCTGCTAATTGGTCAAGTAATGGATTACCTCTATATACGTGATTACAGAATTGTAATTCAATAGCTACTTGAGCATTCGTGTCCATCAATTCTTTTAACTTAGTCCATTCAATACCTAACTTCTGTGTACAAGCTAGAAGAAAATCTCTAGGAGTCATCCTAAGCATAGCAATTCTCTCTTTTTCTTTTTGCACAGCTACTTTTGCGGTAACGTATTCTCCACCTACTAATTGATAGTCTTCATTAACTTCTTCAATAGTAATGCTAGGCATCATAATTGTCCTTTTTTCAAGATTTTCTCTTGTTGTATCTGTTAAGACAATTAACTCGCCTTGTTTTGCTATAAACATAAACAAAATCCTCCTTTGTTTGTTATGTGTTGTTTCATATCTTATACCTTTATTATATCATAAAAAAGAGGGGATTTTAACCCCTCTTAAATAATTTTGTTTTATATAGATATACAGAACCACACCGTGCCGAGAAGTCCATAGACCATCATCAATATTATAATCTGTACTTCACTTAACTCTATCATGCTGTTGTACTATCTCCTCCATCAATTACAGTTGGAATATTACCTGCTAATAAATCTGTTGTTTCCCCTGTAGCAGAAGTGTATGTTAATGTTCTCACACCTACTTGGAGATTTCCCATATAATTAATAGAAGCCCCCGACTTAATGTTTGTAGTATTTGCTAAACAGTTTAAAACCATCGAAGCTGAGCCACCACCAAACGAAATACTTTCAGAACTTCCAAAAGTCGCAATTTTATTTCCAGCGCTATTAACAATCATAATATTTTCTCCAGAAATAACAGGGTTAGGGCTAGATGAATTATCAATTCCTAAACGCATAGAACCTACAGCTAATCCTGTTTTTACGCCATAAGATGATGTACTTGAAGGAGTAAAAGTCTTAATACCTGTAATAGTCTGGTCTGTATCAGTTGTCATCATATTAGTTGGTGCAGAACCTCCTCCACCAACGGCACTAATTGTTCCGTCGTCTGTGATGGTAATTGTAGTTCCATCTGGTTTAACTTTACCAGCGGTTGTGGTTGTCGCAATAGGAACATCCCCTGTACCACCTCCGCCAGTTGCATCAATACGAACCGTTCCATCAGTCAAGTCTGTTAAGGTAATATTAGCACCAGCAGTTAACTTAGTTTGCTTCATTCCGATAGAAGTCTTCATTGTTAAAATATCGGACTCACAACCTGTTACTCGACCTGCTAAGTCATTTACTTCGTTACCTAATTCATCTAAATTAGCGTGAAGTTTACCATTAACAACTTGGATAGTTTGATTATCTACATCTAATTCAGTAAGATATTTCTTGTTTTCGGTAGTCTGAATATCATCTGAACGTAAGCCATTTGCTTTAATTGATACAGCATTTACCTCTCCAGTACTTGTTATATTTACAGCATTAAGGTATTGTGCAGTAGCTTGGTTAAGGTTTGCAACTCCATCAACTGTTAATACTCCACCAGCAATATTAACTTTCCCTGTAAAAGTATTATCTCCAGTGAATTTATTATTTCCAGCTGACGATACATCCCCTGTTCCAGATGGTAATTCTATTAAACTAGCGTGGTCAAAAACACCGTTTTTAGAATATCCAACTCTTAGTAATTTATCTTGAACTCCAACTGCTGAAACATATATATTTTCTTGGAGTTTTTGTACATCAGTTTTTAACCCGTAATTATTCACTGCGGATTGAGCCGTTAAAACAGATGTTTCACTTGCAGGGTTAAGTACAGTTTCTTCTGGTTCAAGTTTAACTACCCCAGCTACAGTTTCTGTTGCACTGTTAATATCTCCGTAATATTGACTACCTGTTTCTCTATTAAGTCGAACGTACGTTCCGCCCATATCTTCTGGTACAAGACCTTCTTTTAAGTTAGGAGTATCAAAAGATGTCTCATCTGTTTCATTTTGAATATGAAGTACATATTCTTCTTTTGTGTTTGTTTTTTCTGTGATAAGTGGACTAAACCCTGTATCACCTTTTTCACCTCTTTGACCACGAGTACCTTGCCTATTCAAATAGTAGTGAAAATCTGCCATTTATTCCTCCAGTTACACTTGTACCACTCTGATTGCATTAAACTCGTTATTCTCATCACCTATAGTTAAACTATAAATAAGAGCTAGCGAAGTTGCATCAAGTAAATCTAATTTGATTGGGAATTTACCTAGTCCAAGTAAGTTTGTATCAGCTTTGGATATAACAAAGGTAAACCCGCCATTGTTAGGGTCATCTATTTGCCCAAGTTCCTCTATATCTGTGTTCTGTGTTATAATCTTTTCGATTAGTACTTTTGCATCAGCTGTAGGTGACCCAAGAACTTGGAGACGAATTGCATAGTTATTTAGGTCAAGTGGACTAAAGTCGCTTGCATTATCGTTTATTTCTATTGAAACTGTAAAAGGGTTACGCTGTCCTTTTATACAGGTTGCATCAATGTAAGGCATATATTTCTCCTTATTTTGTATGGTATCCAAGAGGGGAGTTAGCCCCTCTTTAATTTATTATACCATAATTTTTACTTGTTTTTAACCTTTGTATTTTGCTGCATAAGTGTTCATTAGTTTTCCGTTAAGTGGGTTTGCAACACCGTTTGGGATATATAGATATGTTGGGATGGTAAAGTAATGCAATTTATTACCTCCTATATTCTGCATATATGATATTTGATTACCGAATAACCTTACCTCTCCATCATATTCCCCATCGGTTGCCCAGCAAAAAGCTCCACCTCCAGTAAATCCATTGTTGGATTTAAAAGGTAAACCTTTACTTTGAATAGTTATACTTCTACTTGAACTTTCAGACATAACCTTATTGATTGTAGTAAGCTGTCTTGTATCTCTATTCCAGTTCAAATCGCATATTTTAACTAATCGACCTGCGTCAGCATCTCCTCCAGTTATGATTGTTGTTTTAACATTGGATAACTGCATCCCAAAGAAAGAATAAAATGGTTCTACATATGCACTACGTTTATTAAATGTTCCGTATATTCTTATCCCATTTGCATTGGTGAAATCAAATTCACACCACAAATTATTATTACTATCTCGAGATGTTTTAAAGTTAGATAGGCTTCCACTTAATGTACCCATAGAAAATGGTTCGACGCCAAAAGCATCAATTACACCAAACTTAACGTGCCCAGAAGAGTTAGATGGGAAATTCCAAACCCATTGCCATTGCTTTCCGTATCCTTCGAGTTTTGCTGAGGCAGTCCATCCTTTATAAACACCAGCTGTTCCAGATGGTATCATACTAGGTACTTGCCAAGCAACTGAGCTATCTGAAGTTGCCCAGATGTTACCCCAAGATGTACTATTAGTAATCTTAGGAACAGTTACGTCTTGCACTGAAGTTGTCGCTCCAGCTCCAAAACTGTATCTCTTGTTATCTACATCGAAGTATAGAATGTTACCACTACCAGTCATATCTTGTTCGTTAGCTCGATAAACTGTATTATCAGCAAAGACAAAACCAGCTGTAACCTTGCAATGGTTAGCATCAATCTTGAAGGCTTTACATCCAACTGAGCACCCTTGATAAGTTTGAATGATACGTTTTAATCCACCTACAGATAGAGTATATCCGCTTGCTCCAAGTTCTGCTGAACCTTTCGTATAATCAATGTTTAGTACTTTAGCAGAAGCGTTGTAGGTATCAACCATATCATTGATATTACCCACGATTTCATCAAAAGCATTTTGCACATCGGATATTTTAACTAAACCTTTAAAATCTTTCATTCTGCCTTCTCCTTACTTAACATTGTATTTTACTTTAAATGCTAATGAAGCACTACCCGTCAACTTATCTCCAGCCTTCATATAAACCACTACAAATCTTTTACAATTGCGTGCATCCCAGTACCCCAAGATAGTTGTACCGTTTAGTTTTATTTCAGCTGTATTATCTTTGCCTACAACTACAACGCATTCATAATCTGTTGCTGTATAAGGAAGAGAAACATTAGCTCCTTTACTTAAACTAGAATAATTATTGTAATCTACAGATTGGATATATTCAGATATATTTTCTAAACAAATATACCCATTACCATCTATTCTGAAGTCAAATAGCTTAGCTCCTGTTTCAACTTTGTTTTTGTTCACAAACTTAATTTCTCGACCTGTAGTTAAGTTTGAAATAGACTGTTCATAATAAGCTGAGCCTTCTTTTAAATCGGTTTCACCAGAAGCACAGGTAATTCTTAATGTTGTACTATTAAAAGTTAAAATATCAACATATAACTTATTATTAGCATATACGAGTTTTTTAACTATGAAAGGAGCATCAACAATCTGAAATACTTCATTTACCCTGCAAGGTGAACCAAGTTCTGCCGGAACTGGTACTTGATAATTTCTGGATATATATTCTTTATATATATCTTGAACAGAAAGAACATTCTTAAGATTTAGTTCAGCTTCACTTTTTAACTTATTCAACTGTTTAAATGCAGCTGTAAGTTTTGAACCAAAAGCTAAATGTGAATTGTTAAAGAAATCAAAACCCATTATCTAATTGTCCTTCCGTATTTGCATCTTGTAAAAGTAAATGAACCAGTGTGTCTTTCGGTATCTGACCAACCTACAGTGTCTCCACCATCAGTCCAGTTTTTAGGTTCACGGTTTCCAGCATTATTCCCATCGACCGTTAAATTTCCAATATTTTGGAATTTCATTTTTGATAATGCTTGTAGGACGTTACGTCCTACTAAATACCCAGACTCATTACATTTGATTGAACCGTTAGTATAACATCCAACAAACATAGCGCCAGTAGGCGTGGCAGATGAAGCACTTGCTGTTACATCACCATTTGATAGATTACAATAAACCCAAGGTTTACTATCACTTGCTCCTGTTTCTTGATAATCAAGACGTTCAATAATCTTATTATCTTCTGTGTAAAAAACCATCTTTGTACATTTTGTGCCATTGAAATCGCAAGTAATTGGATACTTTCTACAGTTCATAACATTCATTAGCGAACGTAGATTAACAATACTATCTTCTTCTGAATTAAGTGTTACATCTGGATAAACTATTGTACTCAAGTCTGGGAGGTTCACATCGAAGGCATCTAACTTAGTCATTTCAATTAACTTTTCTTCAATAGCATTAAAGTTTTCAATTAAAATGTCTTTGTAAATTCTACCAACGATTTCGCCTGTATCGGCATCAATGCCTTGATTATCATACCAATCCAATCTTGGGAGTGTAAATCTATCTATTTTATTAGCCATTTATTTAGTACCCCCTTTGTTTTCTTAATAAATCGTATCTTTGACCTCTCAAAAGACTTCTGCCTTTTCTAACAGATAATGGTCTATCTTCTTGAAGTCTAGGAATATAAGGTTGGCTGTACAATCCTAAGTATGCACCCATTACATCAGCGAGTTCACGTGGTTTACGTGGGTCACCGCCCATTATCATATTATTAGTTAATTCATCTTTATGGAAGTCACCAAATAAACTTTGAGCATATGGCTGATAGTATTTACGACCTAACACCGTTCCAATTGTAGGAAGAACGTTTTTATTAGCTAGGTTTAAAATACCAATTGTTTCTTTAGCAAAGGTTGAAGCTAGTTCGTCTAATCTTCCTTCTTGCTTTTCCCAACCGTGGTCTGTCCAAGTATATCTTTGAGCTCCATCATAGATATGAGAAAGTCTTCTATTAGGGTTCTTTTCTGCTCGTTTAAGAGCTCGACCGTAAGCATCCTTACCTTGAGAAGCATTCCATAATCTAGCAAGTGTTACAGATGTAGTTGGGTCACGAAGTACACTATCTTTTGGATTGGAAATCAATTTGAATGTATTCATTTGAGGTATCCATTCAATAGTCGCTTCTTTTATTTGACCAGTTCTATCATCGAAGTAATATGATACACCTTGTTTGTCTGATTTAACACCTAGATTTAATCTATTCTGCATCTCTTCATCAAGCCCTATTTCAGCTAAGGTTTGATTTAAAGCCCAGTTAGCTAAAGCTGGGTATTTAGTTGTCATGTGAACTGTACTTGCTGCGGCTGTATCAACCCATCTCCAAAATGGATTAGACATAGCCAATGGTTCAATAACTTGTCTAGGAAAGAATGTTTTAGAGTTGTTTAACAATGAAGTAGTCTTAACGTCTTTGATAATATCAGCCAATTTATCCGCTTCAGCCGTTTCAATATATTTTAACCTGTCTTGAGGTAAAACCCCCATTTGTCTAAGTTTTCTGTTTGCTGCTATTTCAGAGAAAGAGTTTTGCAATTTTCTATCAAGAAATTCAGCTATACCACCAGTTGTATATTTATTAAACTGATTTAACTCTCTTAAGACTGGAGTTTTAATATTTCTAAGTTGACTTGTCCCTCTGTACGTTCCAAGTTCTTTAGAAAGTCTTCCTTGTGTTGCAATAGCATTTGCTACATCATCTAATATATTTGTACCAGATGCAAGTAATGATGTTATACCACCACCAATTGCGTTAGCACCTAAATACGTACCAGATGCAAGCATTTGACCTTTACCTAGGTTATAAAAGTCGTTTAGAATTTGATAGCCGAATGGAGACCCGAAAGGTTTCAATTGTTGCTTCAATTCTCTAACAACGTGTTTATTGATAGGTATGTCATCTACTTTTGTAGCCGTGTCACTTGCATTATCTAGAGCTTTAAGTATATCGCCAGATTGAAGAGCTTCTTTACTAACATATTTAGCTTCCTTGGCATCTTTAGCTAAAATACTTTCTCCAGCTAATACTCCTTGTTCAAGTTGTTTTGCTATATTGTTACCGATATATTGTTTACTTAATCTTTCAACATATTCGTCTGGTTTAGATAAAGCCTTGGCAATATCTTCATAGGTTTGAGTACCAAACTCCCGTGTAGAAAACTTGCCAGAGTAAATTCTTTTCGTATCATCTAATCCAGATGCAGCTTTCAATGTTTTATCAATTTCTGCTGCTTCATCCATAGCGTGAGTAATCGGGAATAATCTTCCTTCATAAAACCCTTGCTTAGCATCGATAACTTGTTTAGCTAACTTATCACCTTGTTCTGCTAGATTTTTTAAACCTACATTTCTGTCAATCCCTTGAGGAATTGAGTCGTACAATGCTGTAATTTCTTTTTCAGCCTGTCTATAAGTTATATTTTTCTTTCTAGCTATATTCTGTGCTACGGTCAAATGCTCTGGGTCAACTGCCGTTTGAGGGCTGTGTTTTTGAGTAATAATATTATAGTCATCAGAAAACTTTTTAAGTGCTTCTCTTTGAGCTACTGGCACACCTTCCCAGTCACCCGTTTCTTCAGCTCTTTTGATTAGGTCGTTAAGGTTTTTATTTTTACCTAAATCCTTTGCTTGTTCAATTATTTTATTAGTATCACGTGCAACTTCAGATGTTGTTGTATTGATTATATCTTCTGCTACTTGTCCAGCTGTTGCCCCTTTAGCGGTTGAAAAACCTTTTCCAGCCTTGCCAATTGCTTTGTTTGCAGCTTTAATTCCAGTACTAATAGCAGGAGCAAAGTCAAGAGCAACATCTAATGGGTTTTCAGCCATAGACTTAGCTGTATTCTTAATTTGTTGACCTACAGCTTTAGTGCCTTCAACAAATCCTTTGTCTTTGTACACACCAGCTAATTCGCCAGCTGTTCTTGTATTAAGGTTGTAAGGTTGACCCCATAAATCTAATGTTTTATTTAAAGTAGCATTAACTGGGTTTGTTTGAGCTACTCTACCTAGATATTGAACATAATCGCCAAGAGTTGCATTTCCATCTTCAACCATCTTACGGAATACTTTTGCTTCACGCTCTGTATTCTTCCAATTACGTTTTTGAAAATCTACAAATCTTCCAGTTAATTCTGGAATATGCGTAGCAGCATAAGTCAATCCCGTTGATATATCTCCAGCATTTCTTACAGCATTGTAAGGTATAGCATACCAGAAATTTGATTTAGTTGGAACAATTCTTCCTTCTGTATGCCAGCTAGGAGAAGGTGCTGGCTGTCTTGAAACTTGTAGTTGTTCAAGAGCTGCTCTTTGTTGCTCGGGGGATAAAGGGGCTTCTGCCCCTACCCCTGCATCCGTACTTGAAGTGCCACCCGTTCCCGAAGGAACACCTACTGTGGAAAGATTTCTATAAAATTCTTGACTCTCTGGAGTTAACCCTAGATTAATATATTGTGAAAAATCCATTTAATTACACCCCTTAATCATTTGTTCTAAACATATTCATAAAGTCAAACATTTGTGGCGTATTACCTTGTCTTGGCGTAAGACCAAATAAGGCGTTACTTGTGTTAGCTGTAGGCTGTCCTAGAATATTTCTAATTGATGGAACAGTTTGAGAAGCTGCACCAAAACCTTCTGGGTTAAACATACCATTAGCAACGATATTACCAGCTGCACCAGCTCTAGCTGTGTCAGCGTTTTGTTGTTGAATGTCAATTTTTTGTTGACCCTGTCTTAGTTGTTCTTGAACTACTGGACTATTTGCTTCTACATCAGATTTAATTTGTGGCATAATTAAGTCTTTAGCTGTAGTTACATTGGTTCCATAAACACCAGCATCTGTTCCATATCTTCCTAGATTAAACTGATTTTGTGCGTTAACTGCATTTGCTTCAGTTACAGGAAGTTGATTAAAGTATGTATTCAATCCAGTTCGTTGTGTATTTAACAATGTACCATAATCAGATTGAATTTGTTTCTGATAATCAGCTTCCTTTTCCATTCTTTTTTGTTGGGTCTTTTGTAATGCGTCAATAACATCACCATTTCCAGCTCGAGCTTGTTCCATTAAAGTTTGAGCTAAAGCTTGGTTACCTTGCGCTAATGTTAAAGCCGCTTTTTGGAATTGGTTCATATTAGCTAGTTGAGCAAGATATTCTTGATTTGTTAAATCATAAGCATTATCAATTGGTGTTTGATAGTTTTGTAAAGAGTTCATCATCTGATAATATTTTTCTTTACTTACATCTCCCAAAGTTCCAGCTCCTTGTTTTGCTTTCATAACATTCATTGCATCCAGAGCTTGTTCTGGAGTTAAACGAACTAAATCCCAACGAGGGTCATTAGCAAGAGCTTGGTTATACTCATCCCTTAAGCCCTTCATTGTATCGTAAGCACTTTGTCCACCTAATTGGATTTCAGCTTTTGACATAGCTGGAAGACTTGCTTGAAGTTGCTGATTAGCTTGAAGTATTCTTTCTGTATCAAGCTGGTTTAACATATCATTATATTGACTTGCTGTTACCAGTTGAGGAGTTCCATCTGTATTAGTACCTACTTGAACCATAGGTCTTATGTCAGCTGGAGCTTGTACTGGTGCTGCAATATTCCTTAAAGCCATTTCTTCTCTAGGAGTTATTTTTGCATTTGTTAACCCCGTTGGGTCTTGAACTGCTTCAGCAAACAAATCCTTATAATTAGGTCTATCTGGATTAGGAATATTTAAGTTTGATGCCATACCAGTTACACGACCTTTAAGAGTTGGATTACTTGCATCGTCATAATTCATTGCAATTTTACTTGCATTATTAGATACAGAGGCATATTTGCCAATTCTTCCAAAAGCTTGCTTAGCATATCTTTGAGCTTGCGAAGAATTTTTCCCTCCCCAACCTCCGTTGTATGCCGCCATAGCTTGAGGTATATTCCCGTTAGTTTTCTGGAGAAGATTTTTAATCATTCTAACTGCATAACGGGTATTTGCTTCGGGGTTAAATCCTCCCTTATAATCGGGATGAGCTTTTGTGTTGATTTGAAACATTCCCATTGAGTCTTCTCTACTAGATTTGTTTCTAGCATTAGGATTAAAACCGCTTTCTTGTTCGGCAATAGCTAAGGCAATAGCTGGGTCAATTCCTTCTTTAGAAGCAATTTTAATAATCAGTCTTTTCATATCTGCTGTATTAACCATCTATTAACCTCCTACCTTTGCTGACCAAGGGTTGTTGCTAGAGAATAAAGAACCACCTGTGTTTATCTTGTTAGTTTGTATTCCTTTTCCTCCAGCCCATTTAGGGAAATATTGTTTATTACCACTCTTCCAATCGTTAATAAGAGTGCCAATACCTTCATATCCTTTTTGGAAAGCTCCACCTAATATATTAGACGAACCGCCTTCTCCACGAGCATTATTCCCTAGTCCTGCCATCTGGTCAGCTAATTCACCAGCATTATTCCCAGTAAGAGAACCAGCTGCTGATAATGCACTTCCAATACCCATAGTCCAAGGATTAGGAATAGCTGATAAACCCGACCCAACGGCACTCATAACTCCGCTATACCAGTTCTTATTAGCTTTATCAACCATATCATTATACTGGTCAATATCAGAATAAGCCTTACCTAAATGATAAGCATTATAATATGAATTATTTGCTCCCATCATATTTTGATAATCTTGATTAGCCATATTGTAAGCATTAGTAACATTACTACCCTGTAATCTACTTAACATATCATTCCAATATCTTTGGTTATCATCATATGCTCTTTGCCCAGATGAACTATAACCTCCAGATGTAGCAGAATAATTGTTTCCTGTTGTTTCGCCCATAGCACGTTGATAATTACGTAAGAAGTCGCTATTTAGGGCACTATCTGCCCCGAAATATTTATTCATATACGTATCTTGTCTAGCGGTTGGGTCACTAAGGTAGTCATCCATCCTTGTTAGGTTTTTCTGGTACAATGGAATAGCTGTATCAGAGATAGCTTTACCTCCTATATTATAGTCGGTTTGCTTCTTTTTTGAACGTTTAAATGCCATATTAAATTTTCCTTTCTGTTTTTATTATAGCATAATTTCATTCTATTTTATACTCCACTTTAGTGGAGCTTGTACTCACCTCTTAAATCTAAGATAATATCATCTATCCATTCTTGAGGTAAGGTTTTTTCTGCCCATTTAAGTCCGTATTTATCACAATAATCCGCATAAGATGTTTTACTTCCTTTTTTAATTTTCTTTTGGGCGTTTTGGAAAAACATCCTAAACTCGACCTCTGGATATTGTTCTTTAAGTCGTAACATTTTCATCCTATCATCAACTTCCCATAATCCCTTTGTTTCAATTACAATATGAGGTGATACAGGAAAGTCTGGAGTGTATTTATGTTTTGTTTCTGGTACGATATATTCAAAAGTTTTACTTTCGTAATTATCGTCTATCCCCAGTTCTTGAAGATTTTCTTGCATTTTCTTTTCAAGACCACTTCTCCATCCGTGTTTTCTTCCAGCCGCATCGGCAGTTATCTTTTTTCTATGAAATCTCATTACATCCCTCCCATATAGTTTCTCCAGTAAGGTTGAAGAACCTTATAGGCATTAGTTATATCATCTGGGTTAATCATAAGACTTTCTAATTCCCTAGGAGAAAATCTTATGTTAGGATTTCTTAATTGTTCAAAAGCTCTTGATATTGCTTCGTTTTCAGCTAGAGGAGTTAGCCTATTGGATTGGCTTCGTTTTAAATCGTATAACAATCTCGATGTTTCTGGAGTGGCATATCCTGCGTTTTCTAAAGCTTCTAATCTTTTTAATATATAATGTGCTCCTTCGTGCATCCCAGTATCATAAGTTGAACGACCTTGGGTTTGTATATTTGAATTAGGAGAAATATTTATATCGCTTCTAATTGTATTGTACGACCCAAGTTTATTTTGCCCAAGTTCTGCATTTCTTCTTATTGCACGAGCTAGGTTTTGTCTTGCTTTAGATAAAGGTATTCCCCCTTGAGAGAGAAGATATGTTTCAAACCCAAGTCCTTTTCTCGCGGGAGTAAAAGTTAAAGCATCTCCGCCTAAGCTACCTCTTATAGGCAAGTTAGTATTTAGTTTTGCTGGCATAGCTTTATTACCTAAACCACCTAGAGCTAATCCAGATAACACTCCTCCAGTTAGAGAACCTAATTCTTTAGAAGGATTATAATTTCCTTCAAGAAGTTCTTGAGCTTTTTGGTTTTGATAATCAAAAACTTGATTTAAAGGTAAAAGCATTTTAGGGTTTGCTTTATAATATTCATAACTCTCTTGAGCTGTTTTAACTGGATGAGCTATTACGTTGAAAAAGTCTTGGGGTACTTGAGCTGTACTCTTAAGAAATCCTTGAGCTCCTGTATCTGGAAGAGTATTTATATTGTTTTGAGAAGTATCAGCTATATCTTGAAAAGTTTGAACTCCACCTTTAAGAGTTGGAATTAACCCTCCGTTTTCGTCTAGTTGAATTCTATCTAGTTCCATTATTTAACTAAGCTCCATATTTGCATATCATATACTTTTTCTTCACCTTTTGAATTTGTATAAGGGGCTATTGAAGGAATGTATCCAGTCTTTTTAAATCCAAGTCTGCGACACATTCCAATAGCACCAACTGCAATAGCAGGAATTTCAGCATACAAAATATCAAAAATAGAACAGTGAATTACTTGTTTATATATATCTTTAATTCTGTGACCCCATATAGAGCGGTCATTAACAATATGAACTTGAGCAGAGTTTTTAATCCCCATCCTTATATTGTCAAAAATTATAATACCATAAAGAAACTTTTCATCATCGTCGAGAATAGCTGTTATACTTGAGTCATCTGCATCGATATAATCCTTAAGAAATAATAACAAACCTTCTGTGCTTAAACCTTTTAATGGATTTTGGTCATCGAAAACAAGATGGCAAGAGTCATAGCAACTTTTAATATCTTGAGCAAACCTGAATAAGTCTTGTTCTTTCATCTGTCTATATTTCATAAGCTTAGTTCCCTTGACTAAAGTCTATCGTGTAACGATTTTGGATTTTAATATTCATTCTTAACCTCCTTGGCTAAAATCGTTTATAAGTATTGCAGCTAAACAAAAAGCTTCCGCTTTAGGAAATTCAAAAGACAAGTTTACTCCGTATCGACCAGACATAGGGGCGTATATTCTTGTACAGGTTGAAGTTTTATCAGCCCACTTTCTTTGAGTTGAAAAAGAGTCAAAAGATAAGTTAGCCATTTTATCTGAATACAACATAGGAGGAGTGTTTTTACCATTCCTTGATACTGTAGAGCTTGGTCGGATATATTGTAAAGATGTTTGAGTGTTAGTCGTAGTTAAAGCATATTCAATTCCATTTAATTCAGATATTTCCATAACTGAAGCACATATCATTCTATTATCTCTTAATCCGATTGGTTCAAAAGTTGCAATAGAAGTTAAGTTTTCAATAAGTGTACCCTTCTTAAAATCTTCGAATAGTTTACCTTCTTCACTGACACCAATTACACCTTGATTAAATCCTTGATAGTCTTCAACGGTTAAATCCATTTCTCTAGGGAAGATAGCTTTAGATGCTGGTACGTAAACTATACCATTCTTAAGTTGTTCTCCATAGTAAAGGATTAGAACTTGTGCTTCAGAGTTATACACAAGTTGTCTTTTTTGTTCTGGAATACCAAAACTTTGAGCATTTAATTCTTCAGCTGTAACAAGGGTTTTCCCCGCTACAAGTGAACCGAATACGTTTACTGCTGCCGCAACAAGTAATGAAGCAGAGTTACTATCATAAGCTATAATCTTCTTATCAATAATAACGTGGTCTTTAGCATATTCTTGACCAATTTGAGCAATCTTTTTAATTGTTATACCGATTGTACTTTGGTTTACAGAAGATGTACTATCTGTACCGAACGCCAAGAAATATAAACCATTTTGTTTTGTGATAAGAACGCCATTATAATAATCCTCTAAAGCTAAGCATTCAGAGTTATCATCACTAAATCCTCCAAAATATCCAGCCCCAAGGCTTTCTTTGAAATTGTTAACTACCCCAACGCCAGAGTAATATATTACACCACCGACATCTGAAATACACAATCTGTTAGCACAAAAACCCATTACCTTTGGAGTAATAACTTTTTCTGGATTACTTTCAGTAATTTCTTCTGGAACGTACTTAAATGTTAAAGTGTTTAGAGTTTTCTCAAGTAAAGATACTTTTCCTGTTAAAGTTTGATGTTGAGTACCTTGTTGCGTTACAAGTCTAAGAACGCATCCTTGATGCAGAATATATGAGATAGGTTGAGAATTTGCTTTAACAACTATAACTGAATTAACAGTTCCTTCTGAATATTTTTTTATGTAATAGTCTTTAAATATATTAAAATCTATTTCACTATCTAAAACATCACAAAATTCCCCGTTTTTAAATAACTCAATTGTTACCTTTTTATTTTTATCGTTTAGATAAATCTTACAAAGGTATTTAGCTCCCTCTTCTATGTATTTTCTGTCAAACCTTAGTATTTCATCATCCTTCTCTGTGTAATTTGAAGGGTTACATCTATACTCAATATATGAAGTGTCAACCGTTGCTCCCAAATTATAACCTATATACCCTTCGCTGTAATACTCTTGACTAGTATTAAGCCAAACAACACTTGATTTTGTGGTTTTTTCAATAGTAAATTCAACCTCAAAAACAATTGGAATATTTTGAGTTATATAATCTCCTATTTTATTAAAAGTCACAGGAGTACTTTCTCTTATTTCAGAGTTATTTATTGACACAACCTTACTTGGTATAATTTTAGTATCAGATTTAATAGCGACTTCTTTCCCGTTCCAGTAGTAATCTTTAGAAGCGTCTGGAATAGTTACTTCGTAATAACTAGTAAAAGTTGATATATCTAGGTTGTCATTTAATACTTCTTCAACTGACTCTGGATAGTACGCACCAAATTCATAGTTAACTCCAGCCGTAGTCAAGATAAGGTTTGTTCCTGTTCTTGCTGTTATAATTGGAGTTGTAATTGAAGGAATTTGAGTCTTATACTTTCTTAATCCTTGAGATGCCGTATATAAATAAACGTTACCTTTATTTGTCTCAATATCTTGAGTTACAATAAAGATAGACGAGCTACTTTGGTCATCATCTGATATTAGCAAAACCTTTTCATTGTTAGGTATAATTGCTTTAACATCATAACCGTATTGAGGCACTAATGCTCCCTTTTCTGACCAAACATTCCTACCTCCAGTAAGAGCTAGGCTAGTAAGTTGGTCTCCATATCCTCTCGGTGTATCGAGTAGATATAAACCTTTACTAAAGTCAGTAAATAGAGCTTGACTTGCATCTATTCTTCTTCTTGCCATTAGTCTAGTAATCCTCCTCTGTAGTTATAATGTCCAGCTTGTCTGTTATACCCTCTCATAAGTTCTGTTGAACCAATGTCGTGCTCTAAGAAAGTTTTCATTCTTGCATCAAGTAATTGTGAGTAATAACCTGCATTAGCATTTTGAAGTCTTGTAAATACTAGTACACAAGTTTTTAGTAAAACAAGGTCGCAAAATCTATTATTGGCTAGAATACTATCATCAACGCTTTCAACTCTATCTCTATATTCATCATTATTAGTTGAAACAAGGTCAGTAGTTGAAAGAGTTAATTTAATAGTGTACTCTTGGTCTGGCATCGGTAAAAGTTTAAGATAACCTTTTCTAATAACGTACTCTGAAGGAATACCAGTATTGCTCATTTTAATTGGTTCACCTGTCTCTTCATCTTTTTCTAAAACCTCGTGCTCAATTTCATCATAAGTATTTAATAATTGATTATACTTAAGTGTTTTGTTTGAGCCAGGTTGAATAAGCTGTACGTTTTTAATAATGCCATCAATACCATACTCATCTTTAAACTTAGATGTAGTGATTGTGTCTGTACGTTCTAGAACATTATTGCAAATATAACAATCATCAATAACGCTCAATAAGGCTTCACTTAGTTGTTCTAAGAGAAACCTGTTAATGTCTGGAGTGTCTGTTTCGTTAGTGTAAAGTGGAAAACCTGTAGCTACAGCTAATCTGTTATACAAGTCTTTTACTAATACTGCCATATTTTGTTTTCTCCTTTAAAGTTAGTAAAGAAAAAGGAGGAAGGGTCACTTACCCAACCCCCTTTACAAATATTATATCACGAAACAATGTGAATTTTAAGCAGGTAATTTAATAAATGCAACAACACCTGCTTTAGGTTCAACCAATTTTTCACCGTAGATTTCTAAGCCGTGGTATTCATCAGCATATCTATCGTGAGATACGAATGTATCTGGTGGAAGAACTTTTGAAGCTCTAGTTACAAGGTTTTTAGTACCGATAACTACAGCCATAACACCTTCTGCTGCTCCAGTAATAGTTACTTTATGTTCTAAGTCGGCATTGTTAGGGTCTAAGCAAGCTTCGATTTCTAAATCCATACCTAAAACTCTATCAATTGATTTTCCTTCAACTCTCTTATCAGCTAAATCAGTTCCTCTAGCTCTAGTGAAGTATTCAGAAGTTAACAATAGGTTATAAGCATTATCTGGAACGAATACAGTAGCTCTATCGTTTACACCTTGTTGAGGGTTTGAACCGTAAGTGATGTGACCATCTGAAGCAATTGCACCAGCAACTCTTAATTTAGTTTTAGCTGGGATGATTACTTTAGTGAACAACTCATCAGCTGTAGCCAATTCGATTGGAGTTGCTGGAGTACCAATTCTTTGAACAGTTGTATCATTAACAATCATATTAGCTGTTAATAAGTTGTGACCAGTTCTTAAGTTATGTGCTTCAAGAGCTAAGTTACCAGATGCTTCATTCCATCTTTCTTCAGCTTTAGTTAATCTAGAAACTGCGAAAGCATATTTAGCATACTTATCGATAGTCAAGATGTTTTTAGTGAATGCAGCATAAGTTCCTTTAATTCTAGCATCTTTTGCAGCACCATTAGTACCTACGTCAGCTGTGTTACCAGCTAAGATTTTACCAGTGTTGATTTCACCAAATTCAAATTTAACAGAGTTTACATCTGGTTTAGTGATAGAAACAGAGTCACCGATTTTGAAGAAATCACCAGCGAAATCTTCGTTAACTAATTTAGTTGTCATATCTCCCATTGGTTGAGTTAATACAGCAGCCATCTTAGCAGCGTATGCAACTTCCATTTGTTGTGCACCAGCATTACCGATAGCACCTACGTTAGCAATTTGTGAATTTTCATCAATAGCCATTTTGTTTTCCTTTCTATTTATTTTTAAACTTATAATATGTTCGACCAAACCACCAATAAACCGAGATTACTTCTCTTACTGCCATAGTTGGTTACATATTACCCTAGCCACTTGCTAGGCTTCGTTGTCCTTAATCGGACTATACGTCTTTTTGCTCTTCTTTTAATTCGTTAATTACACGTTTAATAATCAGCTTATCTGGAGCATTTACTCCATCCTTAATATCACGTAAACTATATGCAATTACCTTTTTCATAATTGCTCTTCCAGCTCCCCCTACGGGTACGCCATACATCATCATAGCATCTGCTGCAAGGTTTGCAATTTTTGAAGCTTGTTCTTCATCTTCCTTTGTAATATTAAGTGTTTTAACTTCTTCTATTTCTTCCTTCATTGCTTTATGAAAAGCTCTAAAAAATCTTTTAATATTCATTCTTAACCTCTTTTAGATAAAGCTTTTGCAATTGAGTCTTCATGTTCTTTGTAGAATTTAGCTCTTTCCTTATAAGGTAATTTAGCTAATTCTTCAAGTACATTTAGTTCGTTTATCATTGTACCAGCACCAGCTGAAGCTTTCCCAGTTACACCTTCTTCAAAATCTTCTACCTTTGGTTTCTGAACCACTGGTTCGGATGGCTTCTCTACTACTGGAGTAGGGGGTACTTCTTCTGGTTTTTCTTCTTTAACTTTTTTAGTTGCCTCTTTAATTTCTGGGGAAGAGCCTTTTATTTCTGTAGTGTCGTCGTCTGCGACTCCTTCCGCCTTCGCAGGCTTAACCTCGGGTGCAACCATTCCTTCTGGAACAACAATCTTAGCTCTGCCTGCTGCAAGCTGAACTTTCATTTGAAGGTCTTCTTTTAAATCTGTAACACCAATTTCATTTACAATACGTTTAAATGTTTTAACAGCTTCTTTAGCTTGTTCAAGATTTAAACCCATCTTTTCAAATTCACGTGATGCCGCACGATAGATTACTTCGTTTTGATGTTTAGAAATTTCGTTAACAGCTGCATTTTCTAATTGAGCTTTAAGTTCTTGAGCTTGAGCTATGAATTGCATAGCCAATGTTGCTTTTGCTGGGTCTTCCTTTTTAAGTTCTTCCATTGTTTTAGAAGAGTCAATGCCATTCTGTGCAAAAGAGTCTTTAAGAGCTTGGGCAATCTTATTAGAACAATCTTGGAATTCTCTCTCAACTTTCATTACTTCAATATTACAAGCTTCAAGAGCTTCTCTTTCTTCTTTTTCTGTTCTAAGCTCTTCAAGTTGAGCCATAAGGTCTTCTTGAACTGGGTCAAGTTGTCCAATCGCTCCTTCTGGAGCTGTCGTTTCTTCTGGAACATCTTTTTCTTTTTTTGTCTTATCTTCAACTTCTGGTTTTTCTTCAGTTGGTTCTTCTGGTTGTTGTTTTTCTTCTGTTTTATCCTCTTCAGTTGAAGGAGTTACAGGTTCTTCATCTGTTGGTTCAGTATCACTTTCAGTTTCAGTTTCATCTTCTACTTCTTCTTCTACTGGTTCGGTTACTTCAGCAGGAGTAGGATTTTCTTCTTGAACCGCTGTTTCTTCTGGAATAACTTTCTCTTCTTTAGAAGGATTAAGGTTTTCATCTACAATCTTGTTTTCTTCATTTTCCATTTACATTTCTCCTTGTTGTTCATTTAACATATTCATATCTTGTATAGGTGTTTGTTGCTGCTCAGTTTCTTCTTGAGGAAGAACTCCTTCCGAAGGAAGAACTCCTTCTAAAAGTTTACCATCCTTCCCCATCATTGGAGATTGAGTATTACCTTGACTATCAACTAATTCTAACAAATTATCTGCATCTGTTAAATCAGCTTTAGCCATCAAGTATCTAACTGCCAAGACAACTTGGTCTGGAGCTAAGTTAGAGAATATCATTTGTGCAATAGGTAATTGTAACATTTGCATTAAACGCTGTAATTCACCTTCTTTATCAGCACGACTTGCGTTAGTACTAATAGATATTTTAAGAGTTGGGTCTGAATAAATTTCGTTTAATGGTTGTTCTAATGATAGAGCAAGTTCTCTGTTAAATGTATAAAACCTATTGAATAATGGTAACATAAATCTATATGAGAATACATCTGTCTCAACTCTCATTCTAGAGTTTGCTGCTTGGTGAAGAGCTGCCGTTTCACGAGCCGTTCTAACTGCTCCACCACCATCACCAGTAATATAGTTGTTGATACCTAACACGTTTTTATTTTCTTGTAATACAAGATTTAATAAATCAAGTCCTTGCCCTGCCGTGAATGGAGGTGTCCAGAATTGAGGCGGTTGAGATGTTGCTTGATATTCAATTTCTTTTCTGTCTCTAATTCCTTTTCTGTCTTGAGGACTAATTGCTCCTTTAGAATACATTAACCAAGGCACGGAGGCATCTTCTAAGTTTTTGATGAACATATCAGTTGCACGGTTAATCAATCTGTTTACAGGTTTTACACAAGCTAGTGGACTGATACTTCTGTGAGTCATTCTATCAACTTTATATGGAGCGTAAATAATTCTATTTGTTGTAACAGGATTATATTCCGCTTTGGCAATCATACCATTAACTATTGTAGCTTTAATATTCTTAAGAACCTTGTTATCGCTTGTAATATAATTACCATAGAAATTTAATACTTCAATTCTATCTTTGTCGGTTCTTGATTGAGACTCGTCTGTATAACTTCCAGAATAAATGTAAGGATAACCTTGACCGTTCTTAGAGTTTTTAGAAATAATTGTATCTTTTTGCTCTTTAGTTAGAAGGGGGTATGCGTCAGATGTTAAAAGTTCTTCAGCTGAAATCCAGCTTCTAACAATCTTAGTACATCCATCTGGGTCTTTATCGTAATCGTACGCATCAACAAAGAAGTCAAGTGGGTCAATACGTTCTATATCAATATCTTTGTATTGAACGTCACCTACCAATTTGAACGAAGCTACATCTTGCCCAGTTTCTTTATCGTACAAGGTTTGTTTTTGCCTAAACTGTTCATTAGTGGTTTTTAATTTAATGAATGCAACCGCTTCACCTTTTAAAATCCAGTCATCTAATGTATCACCAGACAATTTTTCTAGCAATGACATAGATTTGAATTGTTTAGTCATAACCTTCTTTAATTCTGGAGCAAGTAAAACACTATGTGCGTCTTCTCCATCTACTTCTAATAATGCCGAATATCCAGATAAACTTGCTTCAATGTTCGCTGCCTTATAAACTTTAAACATTTCAGCAGAGTGAGGAAATCTTTCAACATCAGACTCGGTTGTACCAGAGTAAACTGTTCTATACAATCTAACATAATTTCCTTGCATAATTGAAAGAACAGAACCAAGGTCAACTTTCTTTTTGGTTACAAATTGGCATATTTCATCTTTGTATTTTGAGACATCATACCAATCTTGTTTCACTGTAATTGTTTCGTCAGACATAATTTCTCCTTATGTTATATCTGTATTATAATATAAAAGTAAATAAATTTTAACCCCTATAATGTAATATCTTCATCTCCACCTAAACTTTGTTGTTTATTCAAGAAATACATTGGATAGCTTATTGCATCAATAGGGTGAATTAAATATCTCTTATTATCATCTTGTTGTATTTCGTTATCAGTTGGGAGTTTAAGTCCACCATTTGCTAGGTTATTTTTACATTCATCAAAATTGTATAATAAACGCTTACAACCTTCATCGACAAATAACCGTCTTTCTCCTACTGCGTTTTTAATAATTCCTCTAAGTACTGCTAATCTATCTTTAATAAACGGATTTGATTTTAATACTTTAATTACAAAATCATAACCTTTATCTCCGAAATATATAGACATAATCTGATAGTCAGAGCCATTTGTTTTCATGTCAGCCCCGTGAGCATCACCCATTATAATTAGTTCTTTAGTACCATATTGCTCTTTTATAATAGGTTCAATTATCTTACACATATCCTGTGTAGTAACATTCTCAAATATCAATTCCTTAAGTATAAACCACTTGTTATCATATTGCTGAATAAGGTACCAGCACATTGGATTATAGTTAAAGTCACAGGTAAGTATAAGCGGATGGGATGGATCATACTGTAAATTCCGTACGTTTTCAATTAAACTAAAATCTGGGAAAGCTACCGTATTATCCCTATTTACATCAAGCCCCATAATCAATTCTTCAACTTCTTCCGCTGAATACATCTTCATAAGGTTTTCTACGTATGTTTTAGGCAAGTATGTATTTTCTGTTGTCGGAGCGGTTAATGCACGATACCCCTCAACTTTTGTTTTAGGATTTCTAAACATCCTGTAAATCCACCCTCTTGTACCCTGAGGGTTTGTGTGAAGAAACATAGCTCTATAAGGATTAACCCATTCATTCTTTGTCGCTTCACGGAGACGGGCTGAAAGTTCCTTAAAGGTTTTCTCATCAATCAATGAAGCTTCTTCTAACTCAATCCACGTAAACTCTGTTGAACGAAAGTTCTCCCAGTTTGATACTGTTTTAAACCTAATTGTCGAGCCATTAGCAAGAGTCAGTTTTGTCTTCCTATCAGACCACCAATAATGTTGTCCTTCTTTCATCCCCATATTTTCAAGATGCCATTCGTACTTAGCTTTAGTTGTATTATCTAAAAGGTCTTGAGATGCAGCACCAACTAATCCTGTACTTCCTGCCCATTGAAATGCAAATAACAGCCCTCTTAACGAACCACAAAAAGTCTTTCCTAACACTCAAGAATTGCCCGTTACAAAGATGTGATTTTTACATCTAGCCACCCACATTCCTGTAGATGTTGACGGACAATACTTGGCTTCACCTCCTTTCGCTTCAATAATCTGTGGCTTACCCATTGAAAGGAGTTTGCCTTTAGTCCAAGATACATTGTATTCAGTTTTGTTTTTATAAATATATTCTTTATTTTGTTGTACTATTTTTATATTTCTGGTTCTCTCGTAAGTTGTAGTACAATAACCTTGAGATGCTGCAACGAATTGAATGAAATCCCTGTCGCTTTTATTATTTGTTGAATAAACGATAGAACTTTCTTTATGTGTACAATCCCAATATTGAACTTCGTCCAAGATAATACCCAGTTCTTTGTTATTTAGCTGATACCATTTTATTGGAAAGTGTTTATATTTAGCTAAGTTTAAAGTTGAAAATATGTCGTGATAACCTTTCTTAATCCCATTCAACCTTGGTCTATCTACAAAATCTTTATCGCATTTCTCCAATAAAGTAATAAGTCTTTCTATCTTTCTTTCTTTTTTTAAATGAAAGCCTAGTGTTCTAGAAGATTTATTCTTGTGGATTAACTTGTAATCATACCCATTAGCTTGATAAGCAACAAGAACTCTTAACTCTTCTTCAGATAAGCCAGTTAATAAACTTCCATTAGTTTTGAAATAATTCTTGATTTTATAATGCTGATTACAACCTTGATTTACATAATCTTCGCATCTAATAGTTCTTATTTCTTCTGGTCTTCTATCAGACCAATAAACTATCTTATGATTAGGGCACAAGGTTTGGTGAACAAACCTCGTATTAAAGTCATACCACTTGTTGGCATTCCATTTAAACACCTCTTTAGGCTCTTCAAATTTTATCGAGCCGTCTGGATAATAGACTGCTAGTTTTGAAGTTCTTAATAAATTCTTAATAGGTTTCCAACCAGTAGGACTTAAGTATTCTGTATCAGCAGGCACGCACGTGAACCCACCTTGGTAAATAGCAAAGTCCATATAAGAACCACGACCATTTTCTTTGTCGCAATCCTCTCTAGCTTTTTCATCTACCCCAAACATAAAATTATATTGAGATTGAAATAATTCATAATGAGTCTTCTTAGACATTAGTAAACCTTCTCTTCAAACATTGTAGTAGGGTCAAACACATCTATATCTAATTGAGATGCGGCTTCTCTTACTTCCATATTGTCATCAAACAAACAGACTTTATCATACATACATGTTTGCATAAAGAATACAATCTTATTCAACTTATCTATTGCTGGTCGGTCTGTTGCAAGCGAATAAATAGATATTTCCAAATCTTTCTTATCTAAGATTGATTTAATTAATAAATGTGTTGCGAATGTTTCCTTTCTTGCAGTAAGGAAAATAATAGGTTTTTGGCAATTCATTAACATATATCTTAGTTTTTGATTACATTTGAAGATATGGAATACAGCTTGAAATGCCATCAAAAATTCTGCTATAGTTGGATTTCTAAACATTTTCCACGTAACAGACATAAGGTCCGTCCACATACCGTGAACAAGTGTATCGTCTATATCACAAAATATAACGTCGTATTGGTTAAGGTCTCTCATCGGTAATTACCTCCTCTTCAGGAATACTGTTCTCTACTAGAACTCCCATTCCTTTTCTATAACATCTTTCAAGTAAATCTATCTCTTTACAAATATTATAACATAAATGTTTTGTAAATTCAAGTAGTAATTCTGGATTTTTTATAGACTCGATTGTTTCGTCTCCTAAAAATAATTGACTAACCGCTTCGACGTCTTTTAATTTAGATAATTTAAATTCCTTAGCAATGCTTTCATATTTGTTATTTATCGTATAAAGCCCTTTGACTTTTGTTTTCTTTAAAAGACTTCTGGTCTGGAGTCGTACTTCAAGATTAGCATTACAGAAATTTATTGCTTGTTCTGTTACGCTAAAGTTTTCGTTTAGAACAGCTTTAGAATAAAACTTATAACTTTTAAGACAGTTCTTACATTGAAAAAGATGTGCAAAAATCTTATCCTTTTCTTTTATAGAAAGATTATCTTTGAAGAAGTCTTTAGCTAAGTTATGGTTCTTTACACATATACTTTTATCTTTTATTTCCTTATTTTCTTCATCCACAGTTTTATCCTCCTATAAACATCCTAGTTCGCTCTTTATATCTATCACTGTTAAATTTTGTCTGATGAAATTTATCTTTATGCTTATAATAATTTGTCTTCTTTGCTAACTCCCAAGCTGCATCAAACGAGAAAGTATAGTACATAAGTTTTCTTATAAGCTTTGCATCGTGAGCAGATTGGTCAACGCAAGATGGCTCCATATCAATTATTTCAATCAAATTACTATCTTTATATCCGCATTTTCTTAATGTGAACATATCTGTTACTGGACTCTCTTTTCGTATGCCAGCTGCAAACGCTTCAGAGTCACCTCTAATCTCAACACCTTGAAATGTATCTTTAACCATAGCCTTCTGAGAATATTGTTCGGCTTGCTTTTCGGCTTTTTGTTTTTGCACACGTTGGTACAATTCTTGAATGAAATCATTATGTTTATCCACCTTTAAATTTGTATTGTAAAAATCAAACGTTGTCGTAACTATATGTCTTTTATTTGTGTAACATTCAAAAGATTTACAACCTTCTAAATCCTTAACAATGAATGTTCCAAGGTCTAGAGTGGTTAAAATGTAAATATGTATTCCCGTACCAGAACTTGATACTTCCCATTCAGAGCCATCAAACTCTTCAAGAAATGCCTTTGTCTGGTCTTCCATCTCTCCGTCTTTAAAGCAATCATCCAAGTCTAAAACTATAAGACTTACAGTCGGAGTAAGTTTACCTAGTAACACAGATATACTACTACCAATCGCAACACACTTAGCCTGCTCCGCTTGCTTATAGTTAAATACGTCAGCATCATATATGCCTATCGTACGACTTGGCTCAGATAACTTAAATAATTTTTTATTCTTTGAGATTGTAAATATTTTAAATGGATATAAATACATAGGGGTATAACCTCTTTTATTTTATCTAACTTGATTTCGTTACGTTTTCAAAATACCAGAAAAGTTTATTCAGAAGAAGTAGTGTCGAAGGATAAATCCTTCTCTTTATCCTCGTCTTCGACTGCGGTGTCCTCGGTCGCTTCACTCTCTGCCGCCTTAGCAGGCTCGGTCTTCTTGTCGGGTTCAGCTACCTTGGGCGGCTTCACGGTTATAATTACCTCAAACTTTTGCTCAGCATCATCAATAGCTTTAAGCTTTCTTATCTCTGAAAGAATACGTGCAGCTACTTCGTACTTCTTTTCCTTTTGTGCATCACGTAATAACTTGTTATAAATCAACATAACTGTTTCACTATCATCTTCTACGCAAGTCATCTTTTCCATCTGGATGATTTCATCTTTAACCTTGTTAAAATCTGGATGACTAAGAATATCATGATACACTTTATTAAGTTCGGTAGATGTGTACTTCTTTGTAGTTATTCTTATTAGTCTTTCAATAGGGTCTTCTCTATATAACTGGGCAAGAACAACCGCTTCAATCATCTCTCTAGTTATACTTAAATCTTTCATTTAGTTTTCCTCTTCTTTAGTTGTTTTGTCTTTGCAACCCTTCATAACAAGCAAAGCTCTCATATCGAGGTAAAATGTCAATGTATCATATGTCGCAATACGTTCTACATCTGTCATATTTCTATTGTTTTGGAGATATAATTGTAATACTTTTATTTGAGTATTACATTCTTTTAAACTAATCATACAACACCTGTCCATTTACGATTGGATATACTTGAGCATTCTTAAGTTTACCCTTCTCAAAAGTAACAATTCCTATTCCTTGTTCCCAGTCTGGGTCAATCATATACTCTGGGTCTAAATCGCAAAGGCAACCTGTTTCTAACCATATAAACCTTCTCCCCGCTTTCCGAACGCTATATCTAGCCAATTTATGGCAGTGACCACTAGCCCCAGATAAATAGTGAGCTTCTAGTTCTTTAATAGCGGATAACCCCGATTTGTTCCCCAATCTACTCCCGTGTTTAAACATAAAGGTATCATTCACAAGTAAACTAGCACAACCCACAACATCTGGTTCTTCAAGCTTTAACAAGCTAAATACATTTTCCATTAGTCCTGCTACCATCGGTGCGTTATCTAATATATACTTTCTTAATCTACTCTCGTGATTTCCAATTGTATAATATATCTTACATTCTTTCCCAGCTTCTCTTCTCAAACACTTTAAGAAAGTTTTACACATCTCTATCTCTTCTTCTGGATTTTTCCCTGCTGGGTCTTTAGAAAATTTAGAAAGTTTATAGAAATCGAGAAGGTCTCCGTTAAGAATAATTATATCTGGCTTCTTAAATCCCACTTCTCTTATAAAAGCTGTTACAGCAGACTTGTCTTCATAAGGAAAATGAATATCAGATACGACCATTATCTTGCCATTATCAAGCCTTAATGTTTCTTCTTTTAATGTGTTATCTCTTTTCATTCAACACCTTACTTTCTTTCTTATTACGCTTAACTGTTTCTTTTTTAGAGATGCCTAATTCTTTTTCAATGTACTCAAATAACATTGTATCATATTCTTTACTATCTTTAGCTTTCTTCATTTAATATTCTCCTTTAATTTTAAATCTATATCGTCGGCATTTTAATTCTTCCCCTTATCCTATCTTCAACTATCCTATTACATAAATCACAAAATCTTTCAAATATTTCTATGCAATTATCTACTGAGTCACATTCAATTACTTCGCTATTGCCTGTTTTAAAAGTTAACATTATCGTAGTACTTTTACTATTAGTTACTTTCACACTTATAATTTCATTTATGTCAGCCATGTACGATTTTGTAAATCTAAATGGATATTTCATTTCTCCTCCTTTACTTTGTTGATAATGTTTAAGATTTGTGTAGCTTGGCAGAACCTACAATTTATGTCGCTTTGCCTGTTCGGAGCAAACTCTTTACAAGCATCACAGCTATTTCTGCAAAATCTCTCAACCTCATCAAGTGCCTGCTTGTATTTTTTTTGTTTCTTTATAGCCACAAGATTTTGTATCGTAGCAGAAATTTTTAGTACAGGTAGGTTCAAAAGTATTATCCCCATAACTATAATTAGGGCAATCTGCAAATTCAATAACTGCTTTTTTACGTGATAATTTTTCATTGAGGAGTTCTGCTTGATTATTCAAGTCTTCAATATAATCATACAAAAATTTAATAAGAGCAAGAAGACTTTCTCTATCTTGAGGTAATATCCTATCATAATAAGTTATATTATATTCCATTATCTACTTCCTTATTTTATTGATAATATCTTGAATTTCATCAAAACCATCTCTATAATATTGTGAAGTTTTTTCTACTCTATTATAGTCATCTGCGACATCTTCTATTCTATTAAGAGCTTGTTCTTTCTCTTTTATATACTCTAATGTATCTTCTAACAAGCTTTTTATTGATTTTGCTTTATATGTAACGAATTCAGAGTTAAATTCGTCTATGCTAGAAATAATCAATTCAATCATTGATTTTATATTATTCTTTTTATCAGCCATCTTAGCATTCTCCTCACTCTTTCTATTATCTTGTACCAACAAAACGGTTTGTTTTCACAGTTATCATAAGGCAGTTTATAACACATATTCGTATATCGATATAAACCTTGATAATATACACCATTATTTTCTACGTAGTACTTACAATTTGCAACATTACATTTATCAACTATTATTTCTTCTTTGCTCACTTATTATTTTCTTCCGTGTTATCTCTTGAACGAGACTCTTTATTGAAGTTATTCGCTTGTGAATTAAAGACTTTATCCTTTGTATAAGGTTCTTTACCAAAGTCAACTAACTTAATATTCCAGTTGTAAATTCCTTCTCTATTCCAGAAACCACAATCGCAAAACTTTATATTCTTTAATTTGTCTATTATAAAATGGCTTAATCTAAAAATATAAACACCTATAATACTTAACCCAAAGAAAAAGATTAACTGGGCTACCAGTTCATTCATTGTACAAAAGATAAAGTAAACTACCATCAATGAAATTAAACCGCTTGAGAAATTTTTAAATCGTCTCATCTTTATTATACATCCTCTCTAAATCCCATTTATCACATTGTTTTATTTCGGCTGCATCTTCATACTCTTGTTTGTGTTTACAAAAGAAAACCGTCTCATATAGTTCTATTATTTGTGCGTATTTACAAGAATAGCAGGGAGATGGATTAGTTTTCATAATATATTTCCTTTACTCTTTTATTCCAATATTTAAAATGTCCTATAATAGCATTTGAAAGGATATAATAATTATAATATCCTTCTTCAATAACTTTATTATGTAATGGAGAAATAAGAATTAAATTCTTTAAACATTCATCAATATCTATCCCCTTATTTCTATAAACTCTTATTACATTCTCAATTGTAATTCCTCCGAGTTTATTTAATTCAATAATAGCTTTCTTTTCTCCAATACCATAAACACCTTGAACGTTATCTTCCTTATCTCCAGTCAAGAATTGAATAATTCTATGTTGTTCCATTTCTTTTTCGTCTTGCTCTACGATTTCTTCTGATAGATTTATTTTACAATATCTTTTACAATAATATCTAAGGTCTTTATCGTCAGAGAAAACAACTGGAGAAAAACCACCTTTATCATATGCCTCATAATCTAATACGATTAAATCATCGGCTTCTACATTATCCTTGTTAAGTTTATCTCCATAATAAAGCTCAACGAATTCCCTAAACTCCCCGAGCAATGGGTCTTTCTTTCTGTTAGCTTTATAAGATGGATAGATGTCTTTCTTATAAGTATGACCAGATATATAATATTTTATTAGTGCATCTTTCTCTACTTTTGATTTTGCAGACTCAACCAATTCTTCGAGCAAAGCCAGCATCTCATCAAAGTCTGTTGAGCCTTTACTTATAGTTGCATAATAAGTCTTGCAAATATATCCATCAAAATCTAATAAAGCTACGTCATACATAATTTATATTTCCTCTTCTGCTGTCACGGTAAATACCGCCAATCTGTTTAACGATATTTCCTTCTCATTACAATAACCCGCCAATTCATCTAAGCTATCAAAGCAAAGAATATTTCCATCTTCGTCTGTATGATAATCTAAATCTTCTGGTAGCATAAATGTTATAACTTCTTTCTTTCTTTTCATAAAGTTATTTGTTATCTCCTTTAATTATATTATGATATATTGTAAAGTATTTTTCAATACCTTTATTAAGTTTTTGTTACATTTTCTTTAATATATTTTTCTGCTGCGTATTTAACGCATTGATAAATATATTTCTTTGTTCTTACTGCTAACTTACTATGAGGCTCGTTTGCTAAAGCGAGAAGTTCATCCTCTGTAAAGTTTAACCCAAACTTAACTTGAACAAACGTCACGTCCGTTTCTTCTTTATTAGTACCACACATTATTGGTTCTTGCTTCGTTAATTCTTTCTCTTCTTTCTTCTGTTGATTGTTTTTTTCTTCGTTTATCATCTTTAATTATATCCTCCTTCAAATAGAGATAAGTTTTTATTTTATCAATTACTTTTCTTTCAAGCTGAGCAGCCCGTGTAGTAGAATACCCAAACATTTCTCCGCATTCTTTGAATGAATGAATTGGTATAAAGTCCTCATTATATCTATACTTAAATAAAGATTTCTGGGTTGGAGTTATGTAGTTCTCTACTATCGTTTTCATCTTAGCTCTTAATGCTTCAGAGTCCATATGCTCTTCCATTTCAGTTAAGTCTTTTGCTCCAGCTTTAGCTTCTATAAAATCTGGAATAGCTCCAAATGTTACGCTCCCTCTTTCTAAAGCCACTCTTCTTTTACTATATTTATTCGTAGTTAAAGCTACATAAGGATAACTTAATTTACTTAATCTCCAGTTCATATATGTAGCCATCTCTCTACTTAAAATCTTATAAGCATAAGTAGAAAATTTTATACCAATACCTTCTTTAAATTTTATTCCACGTTCCATTAAACGCAAAGTAAGATGATTGAAATTATCTTGGAAGTTATCTGGGTATCTATCATACTTCATAATAATTTTTGCAAGCATTGCTTTATTATCTACGCACCATTGTCCGATTTCTTTTGAATTCATATTATTTAAATATCTCCTTATCTAATTCATCTTTATGTTCTTGCATATATAACTCTAATATAGCCAATGCGTTCCAAGCCATATGAGCTAGGTGAGGTAATTTTGTTTCTTCATCCTTATCGATGCCAGCATTATATTTTAGTAGATGCCTTACCATTGCATCTCGGTATCGTTTGATGCCATTATCTACGAGTTGCCAGTTCTTTGGGTCGGGATATTTATGTGTACCAAATTCAATACACGCACCAACTGCCATCAATGCTCGACTAAAAACATCTGTTAATGTACCAGCCATAGGCTTACCGTTATCATATTTCTTCCCTGTACCATCGCCAGTTAAGTCGTAATCAGTACCCATATTCTTCAATACCTCTTATCTTTTTACCTTGTCGTTCTATATCCTTAGCATACTTCTCAGCTAATTCTTTAGTGAGAAAAAGCTTAGAAGATATAACTCGCTTATCCCATTCATAGACCACATAATAATTTACGTGACCACTAGGATTACTTGGTTTCATTTTAACATCCTTCCTTTTCGCATCGTTGTCTTTTTATTTCTTCTGATATTTTAATAATGTCTTTAAGCTTATCAGTTTTTATTTGTTTAAGCTGTTTGTTTTTATAAGAAAAACAAATCGTAAAGTATTCAACCTTAGGAATTATACGAACTCTAATATTAAATTCTCTCCATAAATAATTTAACTCTTGCACTAGTCTTAAGCCTTCTCGCAAGTCTAACGACTTAATCAAGAAGATAGCCAGAACAATAGTTTTTGGTAAAGACTTAAACATAGTTCCTTCCTTCCAGTATTAAACATAATCTGTTATCCAACCTATATTTATATGTGATATTTTTCTTATCTCCATATCTATTTTTAAAAAGCGTTGCGAGAATTTTCTTATCTCCATTCTCATATAATTCAGCCAAAGTTACTCCGACATCAGCATCTTCTTCAATAGAACCACTGCCTTTCCCTCTAATAGAAGAGCCGTCGAAAACTTGTCTTGGATTTCCACTGTTCGCTGTATTATTTTGGTCTGTTGCTCTGTTAGCTTGAGAGCAGATAATAAACTTTTTTCCTGTTCTTCTAGCATATGTTTGAAGTTCTCTAGCTGCATTTGTTATTACCTCATATTCTGTACCAACTCCCCTTACCCTCTGAATATAATCAACGACAATGTATTCAAATTCTGGGAAACAGTCGAACATTTTAATCATATCTTCGACCGTTGCTCCACCCGTTTCGCATATATCTATATTCTTTAAGTAATCAAATTGGTCATTTTCTATTATACTATCCATTATATAGTTTGCTTCGTCTCTGTGAGATGAGTACATCTCTCTCAATTGTTTCATCCCTATTCCAGTTAATGTCTTTAACTGCCGCTCCATAAGAAGTCCTGCACCCATTTCACAAGAACAAATCAAAACTTTCTTTCCTTGTTTAGCTAAGTTGGTTGCAATAGTTAAACCCCACAAACTTTTACCGACGTTAGCTCTTGCAATTATAAATGTAACAGAACCATTTCTAATTGTTTCTACACAATCGTCTAGAATTTCAATTCCATAAGTAGTATCTCCTTGCGCTATTCTTTCTTCAAAATCATCTTTGATTTCTTGAATACCATCAAGGATTGGTACTGGTTTATATATTCTTTTGTTTATATATTTATTATTTTCCATCGTTTATTTCTATTATATCATTCATAATTTCTATATTCAAGTCTTCTAGTTTATCATAAGTTCTTTGAAATTTTTCAAAATCTTCGTGTGGTATAACTAACTTTGTTTCAAAAACATCTCTACCGTATTCGTCTTTTGCTGGGTACATTTCCTCTCCGATTTCAGCTATGACTTCATCGAATGCCGTCAAACATTTGTCTATTCTATCCCATATTTCTTGAAAGCTACTCATCATAATCAACCTCCTTTAGTTCTGGGAATTTCATCATCAACATCTTAACATCAAAAGCATTTTCCCTAATGTCTTTTGGTATCATTTTAATATATTCTTTCGCTGTATTAAAATCTTCTATCGTGTATGGGTTAAGAGCTATTTTAATTCTATCTTTACAAATAAAGCTTTTACACTTCTCATAAACCCATCCATCCTCTTTAAGAAAATTTATATGTGTCTTTGAATTGTAATCCTTGAGCTTTGACCTATACTTAGCACTACTTTCTTGGTTTCTCTCTAAGTATTCAATGTAATCATACAATACGGCAAAAGCTCTCTTAATATAAGTATCTCCATAATCTGTACGAAGTGCCTTGTACTGATACTCGCAGAGTCTAATCTTTCCTTTTGGGTCAAGTTCTCCATCTCTATTATATAGTTTTGTTTTTCCTTTTCGGATATATCTTGCAGACAATTCTATATATAAATTCTTGGCTTGTAATGGAGTTAAGTTCATTACAAGGTCAATCAATAAATCGTATATGTCTAATCCTCTATCTATTTTTCTTGCCATCTTTTATATCTCATTTGTTACTACTATATAATTTATCATTACCATTACTGCCAACGTTGATAAAATTATTATTCCATCCATTTCTATATTATTTCCTCAAATATGTTTATTAACATATCTACTCTGTGTTGGTATTTCTTATTAAAGTTTATCCTGTAAGGTGCTGCTATAATAAAATAATTTTCATTTATCTTTAAAACCTGCCTTAACCTATACTCTAGCGAAGTTGGAACATAAACCCTTACAGTTGTCGTTCCACCAAAGTATTCAGTAGCTGTGTAACAAGCAAGCTTTAATATCATAGCTTCAGAAACAAACTCATAGTCTAAAAGCTTACCATAATAATAGTTTCTGGTAAGATATTTTAAATTACTATTAGGATTGTCACCTGTTACCTTATTCATCTAACTCTTCGTTCTTTCTTCTTGCTTCTTTTTCTGCTAGACTTTTTTTTAATTTACTAGCTATGAATTTCCGTATATTGTTCGGGCATTGTTGTTTGTTCTTTATAAGCATTCTATCTAATCGATATAAAGCTTTATCAGTTTCACCCTTGCCGAACTCTTTAACTAATTCATTATAATCATCTTCCAATAACTCAAACTTAAAGAATACATTTCGTTTAGGTAAGCCTAATTCTTTTCTAGTTTCAGATAGCTGAAGAATAAATCTAGCAAGTAAAAGATTATTAGTTCTAATAAGTATTTTTATTTGTCTTAACTCTTCCTCTAATATATCTAGTTTTTGTTGTTGCTGTTCTTCCATTATCTTTGTTCTTTCTTATTTTGTTATACTTCTTTAATATTGTTTGTGCTATTTTAGAATAATTCATAACTTAGTCCTTTTCTTTTAGTCGATTGATTACCATCGTTGACGTCCATCCGCCAATATAATCCTTAACATCGTCTAACACATCTGAAAATTCCGCCGTAATTTCATCATAAGCTTTCCTAAACATTTCTGCTGACACTTTTTTGACATCTCCATTAGATTGAGTTGTTGATTTCTTATATGAATTAGCTGATTTCTCTGTATTTTTATATGCCGTTGCTACACTTTTCTTAGCTCCATCTTTACAATCCATACAAGTTACACGTTCTGGAAATTTCTCCGCAAAACTTTTCCACTTATCATCAAGTGTTACTTCTTTACCACATTTTGCACATTTTGTTTTAATTGGCATCGTCATTATCTCCTTTTACTAATAACATCTTTCTAATACTTAAGCCTTCTTTTTGATAATAAACTTCTCTTATTTCGTAATAACATTTTCTTAACATTAAAGAGTAGAACTCTTTTTCTGAAATTGGTTTATTATCTCTGTAATATTCAGAAGACTCTTTATCCCCAATTATCGTTTTTATCTCGGTTATTTTAGTCATTTTTGTTACCTCTTTCTTAAAAAAATAAAGCTGGTGTAGATAGAATGAAAGGATATTCATGAAGTATGAGGTATGCTTACGAGGTTGTTATGAATAGATGCAACCCACCAGCAAATTGCAAAACTTTATTATGTTATCCTTCTAACAATACCATAATAGCTACACCAACGGCTACGCCTGCTAGACCACTTGCCGTTATATAATATAAATTTAGCCACATAGGGTATATCTCCTTTTAATTATTTATTTTAAAAATTAAACTCTAATAAAAATACTAGGTAAGCCCGTTTGAAAAGAGTAGTGTCGAAGGATAAATCCTTCTCCTAACGCCTACAAAAACTTTTCTATTCCCGAAGAATATTCTGACTCGACTAACTTTGGGTCAAACTTATTCATCTCATCTAGATTAACAAACATTGTTCCTGCTCCATCCTTCGGCTTCTTATCACTGTCTATTACATCTAGAATTTTAACTTTGTCATCCTCTAATTTAATTTGATAGTAAATCATAACTTATTTATTCTTTCCTTTCTATAATTATTATACCATATTAAAATTTAAAATTCACCCATCCTGTTACAATTCTTTACTTCTTACTTTTCTAAATAAAACTGCTGGACTTGGGCAAGGCTCATCCTCCAGTATATTACTACATATATTAGCATACTGACTGCATATTAAACCTTTGCTATCTCCTTCACTACCATCCTTTAATAGGAAGTCAACTATTATATCTTTTCCATAAGGATAGAATAAATATTTCTCTAGCTGTGTGCTAGATAGATTACACGGATAGAAATAATATTCTGTGTTCTTTGTTCGTTCTAGTCTAAGAAAGTCTTTTAATAAATATCTTCTTACTCCAGCTGGTATTCTCTTATAACCTAATTTCTCTGGAGCTGATGTACTCTCATATAGAAATTGTCCGTCAACAATCATAGCTACGTGCGATGGAACAAGTTCTTCGTCATATTCTTTTGTTTTTGCTTGAATAACTCTAGATATAAAACTAGAACCAAAACAAAATAATAATCCCGTATCACCTTTACATATTAAAGCCTTCAACATATCAAGACTTAATAGCTCGGGTTGCGGAGGTATTTTACTTCTTTTCTTTTTAACCATAGTTAATCTCCTTTAGTTAGCTCGGATAATATACTTTCAAATTTTCTATTCATATCTCTATTCGTCAGTTATTCCTTTCTTTATTTCTAAGTTTCTACTTACAACTCCTTTCCAATTAAGTCTAGTAACTGTTGCGTTGTATTCTTTTTCTTATTTATATTTCTGATTTGAATTGCAACACTACCTGCTGATGGGCTACTATCTGGAATAAATTCCTTAATGACTTTTGCTATCATATTGTTAGATAACTTCAAAGGCAATAATGTTTTAATTATATTTTGTTGAGTTAATTCTATTTCTTCTCTAGTAAACTTATCGAACATCTTACCTATAATCTTATCAAGTATTTCTTTTGTAACCGCATCATCTGCTATTGTCTTTCGTCTGGTAACTCCTGCCATGTTCTTAACCCCTCCGTTGATTTACATATTCTGCTAATGGATAACAAGGACAAGCCGTTGGAAATAAATCCCTATGGTTAACTGCCTTGTAAACTCTTGGATACATTTTCTTAATCCATTTATATATCTCTACACAACTATTCAATTGTTCTTGTGTTGGTTGTTCCTTGCTAAAATTTCCTTCTAAGCATACTCCTATTGAACAACTATTGTTACCCTTACAATGGCTACCAACATATTGAATAGGTCTGCCTTGATATACTTTACCATCTTTTCTAATATAGTAATGATAACCAATACCAGCCCATCCCTGCTTTAAATGTTGTTGATGTATTGATTGAACATCACCATTACCGCCTCGATGGTGAAAGACTACCAACAAAACTTTATTAGGATTAAGTTTGCCTATGTGTTTGAATGTGAAGTTATTTTTTATTATTTCCATTTGTTTATCTCCTCTATAATTTGTACATCAATTGGTTAATAAGTATTACTGTACTCAAAAACAGTATCATTATAAATAAAAAATCATTCATTATCTACTTATCCTTATTTAATCTTTCTTCCCTTTCTTCATCAAATACATTTAAACGCTTTATTATTTCTGGGTCGTATAAGGATATTAAGCTATAAAATATCTCGCCTTCTTCCTCTCTGAATATATGTTGTCGAATTACTTCACCTTGGTATTGAAATATAAAAGGTCCTTTCGGTTCTTTCTTGTTTGCAAACCAATCAACACCAACAATAAAACCTTCTTTGCTTGTTACTGTTAATAAAACATATTGCATAATGTTATACCTCCTCCAAAGCTTCATTAAAATTAAAGAGTCTTAATATCTTTGTTTTCTTATCTGGTGATAAGCTTTCTAATCTTATGATTTTATTTCCGAATTTTGTTTTCCTTCTTGTCGCTTTTTCTTCACCGCCTAAGGCACGAAAACAAGCCATCGTTTCCTTACTTGTGATACTTCTATACATTTCGTCATCTATCCTTTGTAAATTATAAGTTTTTAATTTATAAAGCCCATTTATTATTATATATTCTTCGCAAATATATTTTATATTCAAAATCATATTACACCTCATTTAATTAGTTACACCATAAAAGAAAAAGGCTAGAACAGTCATAAGCTAATCTAGCCATCGACTATAAAAAAAAAT